GAAGGTGAAGTGCAGATCTCTATTGACAAGCACTTTGAATACTCACGTTTGATTGAAGACATTACAGACGTACAGGCTCTTAGCTCACTGCGTCAGTTCTACACGGAAGATGCTGGCTACGCTTTGGCGAAGCAAGTTGACACCGACCTGCACAGCTTGGCTACTGGCCTGGGTTCTGCTGGTACGTCTTCTACGACTTACCTGAACAACGGCGGTACGTTCTTTGTAGACGCTACTAACGGTTTGTCTACTTACACGGCTGACACGGTTGTTCCTGCTGACGTATTCACTGACGCTGGTTTCCGTGGTCTGATCCAGAAGCTGGACGATGCTGATGTACCAATGGAAAACCGTTGCTTCATCATTCCTCCTTCAGTTCGCAACACCATCATGGGTATTGATCGTTACGTAAGTTCTGACTTCGTAAACAACGGTCAAGTCACCAATGGTCAGATTGGTCAACTGTACGGCATTGACGTATTTGTTAGCACCAACTGCCCTGTTGTTGAAGCTGCTGGTGATAACTCTGCTTCTTCTGTAGACTCTCTGGGCGCTTTGCTGATCCAGAAGGATGCAATTGTAATGGCTGAACAACTGGGCGTTCGCTCTCAGACTCAGTACAAGCAAGAGTTTCTTGCTAACCTGTTTACTTCAGATACTCTGTACGGCTGCAACGTACTGCGTCCTGAGTCAGGTGTAACTTTGGTTGTTCCTAAGTAACAATCATTTAGCTGGGGGTTGCTACGGCGGCCCCTTAGCTTTATCTTTAAGGACGGTGCATTATGTGGCAAGCAATAATTAGCCCTGTAGTTAACTTAGCTGGTACTTTTCTTAAAAATAAAGCTGCTGAAAAACAAGCTGTTCACGATTCTAAAATGCGTAAGATTAACGCTGACGCTGATTGGGAAACTCAACAAGCAGTAGCTTCACAGTCTTCTTGGAAAGATGAATGGTTTGCTATTATATTGAGCTTACCTTTAATTGGAGCCTTCATTCCTGATATGGTTCCCTATGTACAACAAGGGTTTGCCGTATTGTCTACTATGCCTGACTATTACAAAGCATTCTTAGGCGGCGCTATTGCTGCCAGCTTTGGAATTAAAACTATGTCTAACTGGGGCAAGTAACTGATGTCAATAGATTTAGCAAAGATAAACCTGAATCAAGATATGCTAGATCAACTAGCTAGTGGCAATCAAGACTTTGGCCCACGCACTCCGTTTACTGATTGGCGTAACGCTGCTAATAAGTTAGCTAGAGAATCTGAGGACAAAGTAGCTCGATACGCACTACACTTGTACAATGTGGTAGACCCCGGCAGAGGAAGGGCAGCGGCTAGGGGCATGGGCACTGGATCTACTAGAGATTTAGCTTATAGAGAGATTGTACAAAAGCCTAATGCTGCCGCATGGATGGAGACGTACACTAGCCAAGACTTACCTCCTTACAAAGTTGACCCTGTATCTGGAGAAAAAGTTTACATAAATACTCCTGCTGGAGTAAACTTAATTGACTTGCTAGAAGGTAAAGACAGACAGGAGTACCTAGCTAAGAAAAAAGCAGGATACGATATACGTATAACAAAGACTCCTTACAATGTACAAACAGGTCTTTACGGTGCTGGAGCAGGAGACTATGGCACTAGAGTAATTCCTGAGACACCTTCTAGACTTCAAGAAGCGTTGTCAAGTCCTGTAGCTGCTATCCTATCTTCGTTTATTCCCGGTGGACAAGCCTTACTAACTGCCGGTAAAGTTCTTTCAGGATCAGGTAGAGACATAGGTCTTATGGAAGCAGCGGGAGCAGTTGCTGGCGCTAGTAGACTTGCGGGTACACCTACAGCAACAGGTGTAGCTGATAATATAGAGTTTACTGCCGCAGCCGCTTCAGGCAATCCTGCGTTAGCTTTGTTAAACAAAGGTACAGATCTTGTTGATGCAACTGGTAAAGTAGTCGGCAGAACAACGCTTGGTAAAAAGTTCACCACAGACGCTCTTGAAAAAGTAGGGCTAACTGATGACTTCTTGTCAAACACTTACAACATAAACCAAGATGATTTGGTTGAAGGTTTATTCAAAACTGAAAAAGAACTAGCAAAAGGTTCCTCTCTTGATGACGCTTTATTGAAGGGGCTAGGAACTTATGTTAAAGAAGGCGGATCTTTAGGCGATCTTCCTAATTTGTCTGGCTTCCCAAACCTTAGCGCATCATTTGAAACACCTGAGTTACTTAAACAAGCAGAGGATGCCATAAGAACAGCAGGTTCTGTGGCAGATGATGTTTTACTTCAGCCGCCTAAAGAGGTTGCAGAAACAATATACGAGTCTTTAGAAGCTCCTAACATGTCTACAGATGTAGGCTTAGATGTAGATTTACCTTCACTAGATGTAGATTTACCTTCACTAGATGTAGGACTAGCAGTAGCACAGCCTACGTCTACTGGGAGCGTTACAGAAAATTTGTTTGAAGACTTTTTGTTTGAAAAGAAATATCAAGCTCCTCAGTTACTAGAACGTACAGTTCCTTTGCCAGACTATCAAGCTCCCGGTTTATTTAGAGGATTTATATGAGTACCACATATTTGAACATAGTCAACGAGGTACTACGTAGGCTACGAGAGGATGAAGTAACTAGCGTAGCAGAGAACACTTACAGCAAGATGGTAGGTGATTTTGTTAACGACGCAAAGCAGATTGTAGAAGACTCACATCAGTGGTCTACACTACGCACAACTATTGTAGTTCCTACTGTAGCAGATACTACAGAATATAGCTTGACAAACGCTGGAGAACGTGTTAGAATATATAGTGTAATTAACGACACATCTAATTTTTTTATGCGTTATGAGTCACCTAACTGGTTTAACAATGCTTATTACATCTCTGGTGAAGTAACTGGTAGTCCTGACTCATATACCTTTAGTGGTATTGACGGCAACAGTGACACTAAAGTAAAAGTTTACCCTAAGCCATCAGGTGTATTTAATTTACGCTTTGACTTAATTGCTAGAGAAGATGAACTGTCCGCTAATACAGACACTACAGTGCTGCCTAAGAACGCTATTGTACACAACGCTGTAGCTTTGTTAGCTAGAGAGCGTGGTGAAACCGGCGGCACTACAGCGCAGGATTACTTCCTGATTGCAGACAAGCATTTATCTGATGCTATTGCTTTAGATGCCTATAAGAATCCTGAAGAGTTTATCTGGACTACTCCCTAATGGCTCAACAAAGACAGAACATTTATATTGGCGCTCCGGGGTTCAAGGGACTTAACACACAAGACTCTCCTGTAACTCAAGACCCAGCTTTTGCCTCTGTAGCTGAGAATGCTGTTATTGACAAGTTTGGACGTATTGCAGCACGTAAAGGTATAAAGAATCTCACTAGCTCTGTTACGCCCTTGGGATCTAGTGCTGGCATTGAGGCTGTATTTGAGTTCTGTGATAGAGAAGGCAACAAAACTGTATTCTCTGCTGGTAACAATAAGATATTTACAGGAACAATCATAATATCTGAAGTGTTACTTCCTGTTGGTTATACTATCACAGCAAACAACTGGAAGATTGTAAGTCTCAATAACAACGTTTACTTTTTTCAGAAAGGCCATGCAGCACTCAAGAGTGAGGCAGGCAGCACTATTTTAACATACGTATCTAAATCTTTTGACGACAGGACTGTATATGCACCAGAAGCTAATGAAGTATTGGCTTCCTTTGGTAGACTTTGGGCAGCAGATGTAGTAGATAACTCCTACACAGTCTACTGGTCTGATTTATTAGACGGTAATAATTTTGGTGATCCAGAAGCACTACCTAACGAAGGCAGTGGTGGGTCATCAGGCTCACTGGATATAACTACTGTATGGCCTACAGGTTATGACGAGATTGTAGCTTTAGAAGAATTCAACAACTTCTTAGTTATCTTTGGTAAGCGTAGTATCTTAATATACAACGGTGCTTCGTCTCCTTCTACCATGACTTTGGCAGACATTATTACTGGTATTGGTTGTATTGCTAGAGACAGTATACAATCCATAGGAACAGACTTGATCTTCTTGTCTGACTCTGGGTTGAGAAGTTTAGGTAGAGTTATCCAAGAAAAATCTAACCCTATTGGCAACGTGTCTAGGAATGTTAGAGACAGCTTAATGGCGGCAGTAAGCTCAGAAATAACAAGTGTCATTAAGTCTGTTTATAGTCCTGACAATTCTTTTTACTTGCTGTTGCTGCCACAGTCATCACAAGTTTATGTGTTTGACACAAGAGTCCCATTAGAGGATGGTAGTTACAGAGCTACTACATGGGAGAATGTTTCTTTATTGTGTGGTGTTAGAACTGATGCTGGCTCGCTTTACTTTGGCAACTTAGAAGGTATTAACCAGTATTCTGATTTTCTTGATAATGATGCTCCATACACAATGAAGTATTTTACAAACCCTATGTCTTTTGGTGATCCTTCAAGGATTAAAATGTTAAAGGAAATATCTTTTACGGTCATAGGCGGGTCATTTAGCCAAGTAGTTGGTAAGTGGGGTTACGACTATAAAGAAGACTATAGCACACAGCCGTTTACTATAGCAAAGAATCAACAAGCTAACTACGGTATTTCTGAATATAATGTAGCTACTTCTCAATACGGTATAGTCAATGTAATTGATATTACCACTATAAAAGCTACAGGTTCAGGTAAAGTCGCTACGATAGGTATTGAAGCAACAATTGATGGAGACTCCTTGTCAATACAAGAGTTAAACACTGAAGCACTTTTAGGTAGATTAATTTAATGAGTAACTATACAAAGACAACAAACTTTGCAACTAAGGATAGCCTGCCTTCAGGCAATGCTGCTAAGATTGTTAAAGGTACAGAGATTGACACAGAGTTCAATAACATTGCAACCGCAATAGCAACTAAGGCGGACAGCGGGGTTATTACTGATGGCACTGTTACTACGGCTAAACTTGC